TTTAAATTTATCTGTTTGATAATTCATATTATCTTGAACTTTTTTATTATCTTCTCTAATAGCCATTAGTTAACTCTGCCTCCTATATTTAATGAAATACTTTCTGCTATTGTGTCTGTTCTCATGTAATCATTTTTAGTTGCATAATCTACTTTCAATAATCTTAATTTTCTTTGAAAGTCTCTATCAGCTAATTGTGCATGTTGAGGATCAGATCTTAACATGTATGTGTAATATTTTGCTCTATCTATAATTAATGTTCCAAATCTATCTGGTAAACTCATGGTATCTCCATGAGCAGATAAATCTGTATGTGTTGTGTAATAAATATAATTTACTGCAAACTCATTACTATTTGGTCTTGGACTTACACCAAATGTAGAATGATTTGGTAATATATAAACTCTTAATGGGTTTGCATAATTACCACTATTATTCGTATCATCAGTAGGTTTATAATTTTGTATATAATTATCGTAAGATACATATGTCATCTTTCTGTTTAGTATATCATTTCTAGATATTCTTACATAATCAACTGTAAAATCTCCAGTTGTAGATAATTGTATATGTGTAGTTGTAGCAGTTGCAGTAAATGTAGTATTTAAAATTTTACCTTCTCCATAATTAGTAACTATTATACTACTACTTTTATTTTGTGTACCACCTGCACTTGTACCGACAGCTACATCAAGTGTATCTGAATTTGCATTTGAGTTTAAAACTCTAACCTGTAGTTTATAAGTTTTGTTTACAACTGTAGAAAGAGATTGTGATGCAGATGCATTACTTAAACTTAATCTACCGTTACCTGAACTAGAGTATGCTGGAGATCCACTTTGAGTTGTCCAATTATTTATATTAGATGTAAACTCTCCGTTAGTAACTAATTCTTTTGGCCCAATTGAAAATGAATCCATATCTGCTTTTCTAAAGTCTGCGGGAAAGTCATATTCATTATCGCCTATTTCTAAATTCTGTGTAGTTCTTGCATATAGCAAAGGTATCTCACCTGTTTCATTATAAATGTCATGTATAGATTTATTTATAAAATCTTTAACTGCAGTCTGAATACCTCTACTTGAAGCAAAGTTAGCAGAAGTTAATTCTATTTCGTTTAATTCTCTTAATGTTCTGTTTGTTAAAGTTAAATATGTTGTTGACATTTATTCTCCTATTAAATCAAGGGGGGATTGCTCCCCCCAAGATAATTAGCTATTAACTAAATGTTACGTTTTGTGAGTCTGTATCAGCGTCTGATCCACCTTTATCAAGTGACATCATAGTTGCCCATACTCTTACTTTCGCATTAACAGCAGCAGTAGCAACAGTTATTCTAATGTCATCAGCAGCTGAATATGCTTCAGGTGCGTTTAACAATGTTTGTTGCCCAGTACTAGTTGGTGCGACTTCGTCAACATATTGATCGGCATCTCCAGAGTCTCCTATAGCAATTGTACCTGTTCCAGTACCTGCAGTAAGAACATCTACACCTGCAGAAAGTACTAAAGTATTTGCAGGAATACCAATAACATCAAAAGTGTCAGTAGCAGCATTAGTTGTAGAAGAAAAATCTACAACCTCTGACATAACTCTAACTTGATCAGATGATGCTTTGATCAATCTGTTTGTGTTTGAACTATTATAAGCAGTCATATTTTATTTCCTCCTAAAATTAACCGATTGTAATTACGCCAGATCTTACTGCTTCGTCTCTAAGAATTTTTCTTCCAAAAACGTGTAAGCCTCTGACTACGTCAGCGAATGAATCAGGGTCTCTGATTAATTCAGTTTTTGCAATGTGATTTACAGTTGCAACTCCTGACGCATGTCCGTATAAAAATGCAAACTCATTTGATCCTGAAGAACCAAAAGTATGAGATGCTGCAGATCCACTAGACACTGCAATAGCATTTGTTGAGTACATGTTAAAACCAAATAACGGTCTGTCTGTAACAAGACCATTTCTGATTTGAGATGCACCGCCATCAGCCATTACTGATTGGTCAGAAAGTTTAGCACCTGATTTTCTTAATTGCTCAAAAAATTCAGGTGGTGCAACTAACCATCTATTTTCTTCTGGCACATCATTTTTGTCAAGAACTTTTTTAGCTGCTGACACAACGTCTGCTAGAGTATCAGCTGCTGCATCACCATCAATTGGTGAACCATCAGTTCCTGTATCACTTGCAGATGTAGAAGCGTTATCATAGATAAACTTCAATACATTGTAGTCGTAGTTTTTCTTTAATGAGTATGCACCTGAAGAGGTTGCAAGAGCTTCAAAGTTAACATGAGATTGTCTTTCTTCAATATCATCTACTTTAAAAGCAAAGTATGAACCTTGATCAACTGTCATAGTGATTTGGTCATCAGCTAAGTCTTGTGTAGATACAGCTGTACCTCTTGCATAATCTGCAACAGTGATTGTTGGTTCTTTTATTATTTTAACAGTATCGCCAAAATTTTCAATTTCTCCAGCGTAATCAGTGTTAGTAATATCTTCTACCACTGATGCTCTTCTGAAGAATTTTTGAACCTTCTGACTAAAAATTTGTGGAGTGAAATTACCTGAAGGTAAGTTCGAATATCCACCAGCACTTCCAAAAGCCATGGTTGTACCCTCCTTTAGTTTAGTTTAGTTGATTGTTTAACGTTGTTCAATTCTACCCTCTAAACGAGCAAGATCAATTTCTGATTCTAGTTTCTCAAATTCATGAGCTTTTAGTTTAGAAATTTCAGTTGCAGTCCAAATTTTCTTCTGAGGTATATCAGTTTCAGTACTCTTCTTTGTTTTAGAAATTGCTTTAGCAGCTTCTTTCTTAACATTAGATTCCTGCTTTTTACTTAACTTACTAATGCCTTGATCCATTTTATATAAATCAATTGCTCTAGCAGCTAATGTTGCATTAGATGTATTTTCATACAGCCAACCTTGTATAGTAGGATCCTGTCTTTCAGCCCATTCATGAAATGAATCTTGTTGTCTTAATTCATTAAAGTCTGGGTGTAGTTTTAAAAGTTCTACTTCTGCTTTTTCTTTTGCAATTTTCTCTTGTTGCACTTTTAGATTTTTATATTTATCTTCAAGTTCTGCAGTTTGAGTAGTTGCCTTTTCTATAGCTATGGTTTCAACCATATCGTATACATCGGGGTACTCTTTTCTCCATGCATCTAATTCTTCTTTAGATTTAGGAGGATTAAATTGCGAGTTTCCTGATTCTAATCTGTTACGCAAAGATTCTAATTCGTCCTTGTGTTTTTGAATAGTAGAATCATAGTGTCTTTTTAAATCGTCATAACGTTTCTTAAAGACTCTATCTTCAGCTCTAGCAGGGCGTTCAGCGATAGGAGTAGCCTGATTATCTGTTTGATCTGCAGTCTCTTCAGATGCATCGGTGTCCTTCTGTTCGGTTGCTGCGATTGCTTCTTTTTCTCTTTGTTCCCTTTGATATTTAGCTAACTCACCTTTTGCAAATGCTTCAACTTCGGCATCTTCTCCACCTCTATCTTTATTATAAGGATTTGCATTGGGTACTTTAACTTGTTTCTCTTCGGAAACTTTTTTTTCTTCTTCCATTATTTTTACCTATTGGGTTGAGTGCCTTATGGATAAGGGTAGCTCGATTCCATAATTGTTGTGGGCTGAATTAGATTTGTTCAGTATCTATTGCTTCGTACTGATCTTCTTCAGGTGGCACAGGTTGTTGATCCATCTCTTGTGTAGCTGAAAGATCTGCTATAAAACTTTCTACAGCATCTCCTTCATCTGCTCCACCGTATCTTTTAGTTGCAAAGTTTTTTACAACTGATACTGGTAAAACTACGTTCTCTTCTGCACCTGTAAACTGATCTATTAAATCACCAGCTTCTGGTGCAATTTTTTTAAGAACCATTGCAACAGATGGAGCTAAGACTGTATCTAATACAATTTTATCTTCATCTGTTAGAGATTGAATTTTGTCTGCTACTTGTTCTGTAGGTTGTGGGGGTGCTACTTTTGTTTCAGTAGGTTTAATTCTTTTTGGCTGCATTCTAGCAGGCATTTTTATTTTACTCATATCAGGAGCTTTTGGAGTAAATGGTTTTTTATCTACTAATCCAGTTGTACTAACTTTATTTCCTGCTTCTATTGCCATTATACTCTTCTCCAATGTGATAGATTATATCTATTAATTTGTTTATCACTTACAAAATTACCTAACATCCAACATAAAGGTTCTCCAATACCTGCATAGATTCTTCCTAGTAAATCAAATTTACCTTCGTTTAATCTCCATGCAATATCATTTGCTCTATGCTGTGCAATATGTTTCCATATTTTTCTATATGTAGGATACTTTTGTATGTGTCTTACAGTTGGTTCTGCCCAAAGTAAATAACCTTTAACATGTTTTATAGATAATTTTTTAAATGTAAATTTTGTATCTCTTATCCAATCTTTAGTAGATAATTCTCCTGTTTTATATAAATCTGTACATATAACTCTAGAAGAACCTCCGCCTCCACCACCAGATCCACCACTAGTTCCTGGTTTAGTTGTACCTGTTACTGGTGCAGATTTTTTAGCAGATTTATAATCTTTAGCTTGGTCTTTCATTTTTTGAGTATCATCATAAAATTTATCACCAGGGCCATAATTTTTTCTAGCAATTGTTTTTTCTCTAGTTGCAATTCTTTTATCGCCAGCTTTTTCTAAATTACCAAACTTAGAAGTTCTATTCATACCTGCATATAAATCTGTTGCAGGATTACCAGCTATTCTTTGGCCATCTGTGCTTCCACCTCTAACATTAAAATATGTTTTATTAAAAGCTACAGCTCCTGCAGATTCACCTACTGGTTTTCCTATAGCTTTAGCAATCTGACCTACAGGCCCACTAGATACTACTCTACCTACACTATCTGCTAAACTTTTTAAACCTGTACTAACTTTTTTAAGTGCAGTCGGTTCTACTTCTATATCTGGTCTAGGTTGTGCACCTGGATCTTCTTCTAAATCTTTTCCACCTACTAATGACGTAGGATCAGTTCCAAAAGAACCTATAGTTGGTTGAGTAGATTCTACTTTACTAATTCCTAGTTGTGCAGCATCTGAAGTCATAGCTGCTTTATCTGTACCGCTTGCACCAGTAATTTCAGCACCTGTTACAGCTCTAATAGATTTTGGATTACCATCACCAATATATACACCATCTCTATAAACTTTACCATCTGCTCCTACTCTAAGGCTTTTTGGATTACCTTTACCTATAAGGACACCACCTTTGTATAAATTATTATCACTATCTACAGTAATAGATTTTGGATTTACTTTAGGTGTAGCTGGTTGTATTTGTGTTGGATCAAATCTTGTTTTAAATTTTTCTGACTCTGATCTATATTGATTAGTCATAGCACCAGACATTTGATCCATACTACCACCAGTATCTCCAAGCATAGGTGGTTTTTGTAAGTCTGCTAATTGTTCGGCATAAGTTTTAGTTGGTCTTTCTTCACCTATAAATGAACTAGTTAAATTATCTCTAGTCATTTGTAACTGTGGATCAATCTTTCTAGCATCTTTTAGCATTTGACCTGTATAATCTATTGTATCATCTCTACCACTTGTCTGTTTAGCTAACTGCTCAAAAGGTTTACTTATATCAGTTGTATCTTTTTTAGTTTCAGTAGTAGTAGCTGCAGCAGTTGTTGCTGTACCTAAATCAGGTATAGTTAAACTTTTAACAGGATTAAATCCAACTTTTTTATAAGAGTATTGTCCTGTAGATGGATCTTGTACTAGTTCAAAAGTTCCACCACCAATTCTATTTACATCAAAAGTTGTTGCCATATTATTCCTTATTGCGTTTGTTTGCTTCCTTCAGGTTCAAGATTTGGCGAACTAAAGCCAGCTTCCCCTGGCATCGGTACATTACCTGTTCCGATGTTGCCACCTCCAGCTCCTGTTGGATCTGTTGGCGAAGCTCCAGTAGGTACTTCTCCAGTCTGTCCCATTTGACCTTGTCCTCCAGCAGAGGCTGTATTGTTTTGATTTCCATTTGCCATCCCCATTATTTGTGCATAGATCGCAGCTTTCTCTGGATCATTAATTAATTGATCTGGATCTATATCCAAAGACTTAGCAATCTCTCTTAAGCAAGTATGCCATCTTACAAATGGTGCAAGTGCAGGATTAGATGCAGTTTGCATAAATGTAATTAATCTTTGTGATCTAACTTCTTTCTGCATTAGAGAAGAAGTACCTTGTGCTTTTACTTCCAGATCACCTTTTATATTAGGAGACTCTTCATTGAATTGCATGTTCCAATGATATAAAGATTCTCCAAGGGGTTTCAAAAGATAGTCGTCAATATTTTTTATAACTGTTTTAATACTTAGTGCAGCAGCACCCATCAACATAGACATACCAGATGCAGTTCTAGTTGTAGACTGAACACCTGTAGTACCATGTGAATATGATGGTATACCTGTAGACTCATCAGCTAACTGTCTAAACTTATCAAACATTTGTAAGTTTTCTTGTGCAGTATTTGGAAACTTAACTCCATGCACTGCTTGACCTGTTTGCCCACTTTGTCTTCTAAATATTTTACCAGGAAATACTTTCATATCTTGTCCTGGAACTAGCATAGTTTCATCAACATCAAATACTAAATTACCTGCTAGTGCTAAGTTATCAATAGCCATTCTTGCATGACCATTCATAACCATCTGTGAGTCTTCCATATTTTCTGGAATACCTACTCCAAAAAATTGATATGGATTTAATTCATATGGACATACTAAATATGGAATACGTTTTGGTGTAAATGGATTTTCTACCATTCTTAAAACTTTACCACCACATATCCATATGTTAACATGTATTACTTCAGAATCAGTTGAATAATATACACCACATTCATCTGCAGTTTTTCTATCAATTGTTCCCCAGTATTCTAATACTTCGTATCTATTTTTATAAATACTTGTAACATTTTCTCTATCATATAGTGAAGATTCAAATCCTCTTGTTTGATAGTTTGGCCCCATCTCTAAACATTCTTGTATAGCCTCTTTGTTAAACATAGGCTTTTCTGATAAATCTTCTAATTGTTGCTTATTAAAAGAATGTCTTTGAATTACATAATCACAATCATGAATACTTGTAGCATTTGGATCAGGATAAAAATCCCAACATGATACAGCTTCAATAGATGGAACTGATTTAGTTTTTGAAATTTGTACTTTAGTTATGTTACCTTCTTCATCTTCAGAAGTATCATAACTATTATATGTTTTAGCATCTGTAAAAGGCCCTTTTAAAATTCCTGTACCTAGTAATGCCATTTCAAAAAATACATGTCTTAAAACTGTAATAGCTTTACTTTCTTCTAATTGATCATGTATTAATTTTTGCATTGACTCTGCAGCTAACTGTGCAGGTTCAATCTGTGGTGTACCAGTATTAGATGGCCCTTCTTCAAATCCTAAGTTTTTATACTCTTGTGCAAGATCTCTCATTAATTCTGTAGCAGTTGTTCCAGGTGGTATTTCTTTACCGTCACCAGGAAAACCATACGAATCCATCTCCTCTGGAGATTGAGATTCCATTTGTTGCTCTTGCGGATTTTTTAAATGAGCTTTTTCGTCAATTCCTTCAGTTACAGAAGTTGGGCTAATGCCTAAAGGAAATTTACCTTGAGAGAAAAGAACTTCTATAATCTGACCAAATGATGCAAGTACTTTAGTCTTTGTTATCTTAACAAATACTCTAGACTTTTCATTGTCTCTAAATGCCATTTCTGGCCCATACAATCCTCTATAGTTTCTGTAAGACTGCAACCATCTTTTTTCATCATAGACTTTTGCTGTCTCTGCTTCTTGAAACTTAGATCGTACTAAACCAACTAAAGCATTATTCTCGGATTCGTATCCGCCATTCTTTTCTTTATCTTCTTCCATCAAAACTAATAATCTCTTTCTTCAGCCATTCTAAAGATTGCTGGATCTACTTTTGATTTTGATTTACCTTTTGCATCATTACCATCACCAGCAGTAGAACCTTGTGTTACTTTTGAATTAGGGTCTATTGCTAATTTATCGTTTGGTCTTTTTGCTACATCAGGTGCAAGTTCTCCGTGCTTATATCTTTTCATCATTGGGTTTGCCCTCCTATTAATTAATAATCTTTTTCGTTTGCCATGTTAAATAAGCTATCTTGAACATGCTCTGAACCTGACTTAGTAGGTACATCATTATCTGCTAAGTAATTAGCAGACTTGTATTTTCCAGGTGCATGTTTTTCAAAATCAATATTAACTGATTCTCTGTTAGGCTGTTTGCCTTCAGGTGCATCACTTAATTGACCTTGTTGTACTTTAGCTTTTGGATCAAATTTCATTTCCATTGCTGTCTCCTATATTTTTATCTTTTTTATTTTTAATATATTTTTAGTTGGTATGGTAGTATGCCCACCACCTTGCTTTACTTCTTTATCATTTTCAAAATTAAAATCTGACATTAATATAGTCACATTCTCATCTTGTTTTATTAACCATCCAACCGTGCAACATATGGCAGTTGTGGATTTTTTTATATCATTAAGATCTACCCATGAACAATCTGCAATGATATCTTCCCAATATGCTAATACTAAATCATATGGAAAAAACTTTTTTTGAATCTCTGGTAATTTTCTTTTACTTTGCATGTTCAAATTTTATGTTACCTGCTACAGAAATTCTTTCTACATCAGAATTAAATGAAGATACATAATGTCTTAAGTTTGCAGGAAACATAAACATTACATTCTTCTCTGGAGTAAATGATCTTTCAGCTATTGTATGTGGTCTTTCTTCACCATACAAAAAAGATAATCTACCTGGTGCAATCCCTGTCGTGTCTTGTTTCTCTCCAATCATTTCTAATGGTGCATTTAAATGTAATGCGAATGAAACATCAGCACCTGGATGTATATGAGGTGGATTATGTTCTTTTGCTTTTTGAAAGTTAATCCATAAACTAACTAACTTTCCTGTAACTGCAACATGAGAACCAAGTTGTCTATACCATCCATGTATCCATGAATCTATATAAGGTTGAAACTGTTTTTGATAATATTTTAAATTATCGTATTTAAATTCTTTTTCTATTTTTCCTGCTAAATGATTTCTATGAGATGTTCTTAGTTCTCTTCCATCAGTTAAAAGTTTTTCACATAGAGTCTCATCTACTTTCATCTTAGTTAGATAAGGCCCCCATAAAAAATAATTGTGTGTAGGTAATTCCATTAATATCCGAATTTGTTATCAGCTGGTTTAAACTCAGGGGTAAACAAGGGTTTAAATCTTTGTGCATATTTGGGATGCATAGGTCTACTCATACATCCGTAACGTAATGCATCATATGCATGGTCTTCAGCATTTGTATCAACGTCTTCGGGGTTCTTCTTATCTGTAGGTAAAGTACTTATCGTTCTAATTAAATTTCTACAGTTCTTAAATATTCTAAGTCCTGGTTCTTTATCATTAATTAGTAAACGTTTATGTATTTCTAATTTACCACTAATTCTACTTTTAGGTGATCTATCTGATTGTCTCCAACGACATCCTTGTTGTATCATTGTCTCTGCAATGCTTGGGCCTACATCACCTCTCTTTGCCCAAGTACTTGAGTCGAGTACACCATATTGAATATACTCACCTGATTCTAATTCTAAGACTTGTCTTGCGAAAATATCTGCCGTAACTTTGGAAGTATATAACTCTCTATAGAGCCACAGATTATTATTGTAATCAACAGCAAACCATAGCACGCAAGCAGGAGAAGAATAACCCCAGTCAGCAGCACGAAACTTGTACCATCCTTTAGGAATCTCAAAGGGTTCAACAACATGTGTTGTTTTGCTAAACTCAGGAAACGCTGAATCTTCATAAGCATCCCAATCTCCATCTAAAAATTGTTTACGCTGTATATCAGGTAAAGATGCAAGCATAGCGTAGTAGTCATCTGTTTGCATCAAATAAGGATTGTCTTGTAACTTTGCAGGAATAAATCTACGAGTGATAGTTTTTACTCCGACAGGTGTATCTATTTTTATTTCAAATGCAGAGTTAGGTTCTGCAGGATCTACAAACATTTCTTTAACCCATTGTGATCCAATGTTACCTGGGTTGCCTGTAGCTCTTAAATAGACAGGTATGTCCTTATCAACAGATCTTAAAGAAGATCTTAAAAAATTATATATATCTGGCGAAGGATATTGCGGAAGTTCGTCTATTCCTATCCATGTGTATGATTGACCTTGGTAACGTAAAACGTCTGTCATGTTCTCTGCGTAACCAAACTCTATCTTTGCTCCCGATGGGAATCGCCACTCTTTTTCTTGTTCTCTCCATTTTGCTCCTGGATATGCTTTGGAGTAGAGTAATTGAGATTTACTAATTAAATCTCTTAACTCAGGCATAGTCCTTCTAATTAGAAGTGCTCTATGATGAGGCTTAGAGCAATAACGAAGTGGATCTACTAGCATGGCATAAGACTTGCCTCCACCTCTTGCTCCTCCGTAAAATACTTCTCTCTCTGAAGCTGCAAGAAATTCTGTTTGTGGGCCACCGTTTGGCTTAAAGATAACTTCTTGCGATTTTACATGCTCTTGTATTGTCTTAGGAGCACTCTCGATTATATCTTCCGTAAGTAGTTGTGTTTCTTTACCAGTAAGAGCTTTGTTAATGGTTAACAATTTCTTCTTGGTATTTTCTGCAGCTTGCTTTGCTGAACGCAAAGTTTGTTCTGCTTGAGCAACTTTCTTACGCTTGGTTGCTAGAATCTGTTTGACTGATCTCTTGGCTCGCTGTTTGCTTTTCTGCTTCGGTTTCGGAGGCTGTACCTCTGGTAACTCTTTTTCTAAGTCCGACATGCGATATATATCTTCCTGTTTTTCTGTGTAGCCATTGAGCAGTTTCTCTATATGAACAAGTCTTTAAATATTTTTTTGCTTGATCAAGAGCTTCTAATTCTTCTTTAATAGGTTCTATATAATCTTGGTGAGTATCAGATTGTTTAAAACCAAATGGAATTTGCCTAGTTCTTTTTTTTATTCTTACTGGTTCCACTTTTTTTCTTAGTAGGTTTTTTCTTTGGGATTGTAAATATGTTAGCACCCATACCTGTTGTAGTGTCTACTCTTAAACCTTTAGGTAAATCTTTAATATTGTTTTTACTTTCGTCTCTACCAAATTTATATTTCTTTGGTGATGAATCTTTTTTCTTTTCTTTTTTATTATATTTATTCTTTGTTGTCATTATTCCCATCTTTAGCTGGTAATATAAATATTCCATGCATAGCTTTCATATTTATATCTAGTTGATCTTTTTTTACAATTCCTACTCTATCCAATATGTTAGTGGCAGCTGCTAGACGGACACTAGCGTGTGGAGTTGTGCCATCCTCGTCTAGCAAATCGGTGAGTCTGGTTGCTGCCTTAGCAGAATGTGTGGATAAGTGGTTTTCTGCTAATTCAGTTATTTCTTTTTTTAAATTTCTAACAACTTTAGGATAACTATGTTTTGAATACCCTGCTAGCTCTGCCGCCCTCTTGGGATCGCCCTTTGCTTCTCCGAACAGGACATCTAGAAATTTCTCTTGCATGTCTGTTAAGTTTTTCTTTTGACTTGGAACTATAGAAGAATCCATTGTTTGCATTAATTATCTCCATAAACTCTTTGAACGGTAAATTAAATACTGAACTTTTCAAGTTTATTTTAGTTTTGCTTTTAAATCCGCTAAGTTTTTCTTAGAATAGTTTTTACCAGCAGCTTTTCTTTTCTCCATGTATTCTATTCTCTTTTTGTAAGACTTTCTAGTCTCTGCATCTAGAGCTTTTCTAGGATCTTTGATGCTACCTTTAGGTGCAATTCTAGTTTTAGCTCTGTCTCTAGCTGTCATTGGAGTTACTGGGCCTTTCTTTGTCTTAGCTTTGTCTCTAGTATCAGCAGCTTTTCTGTCCATTTTAGCTTTGAACATACTTTCAGCAGCATACATCTTCTTAGATGCAGCTGTGTTTGCTTTACCAGATGCTGTAGACAATCTTTCTGCTTTCTTTTTAGGACTTTCAAAGATACTTCTTAAGAACTTAGGAGTTCTTTTCTCTTTTTCAGAGCCACTTAGCATAGTTGTTCCGTATTTTTTTGCCATAATTATCTTAAAGTTGTTAATTGGTACCAATTTATGTAAATATAAACCAGTGATGACCTTGTATATATTGCTATATTCTGAACGTGTGTGTCCCTTTGATTTATATTTAGGTCTATTTATTATATTATAGCGTGATTAACAATTTTGTCAAGTACTTTTTTTTTCATTTGGGTTAATTTTTCTATTGACAAAATTGATAATGGGGTGTATAATATAATTAATCCCCCTAGGGGAGGCGTTACACTCATATAGTACCTACATTTACATTCCCCTAGGTTATTGTCAGGGGATTTATAGCTATTTCTATAGAATAATATCCCCTGTATTCTGGCCACCAGGGGGTTAACGGGGGAAACCTAGATTTTATGGTGAGTGTGTATGTATAGTATAGCAGGGGGGCTATGGCACCTGCGTATCCCCTAGTGATAGTCAAGCTAAAATAGGAATATAAAAATTTATACTAGGGATATTTTTGGGGTTACCGAGATTTTACAGGGGATATAGTGGAAAATTTTGTAGCTAGTGTTAGCTATTGGAAACCAAAGTTAAAACAAGTTTAATACAGATACAAAAAAACCCCCCCAAGTTTATGGCTCGGGGGGGCTAGTGTTTATTATTAACTAAGCTACTTTTTTAAGATCACCATTAATATCTATTTCATAATCAATAGAGAAATCTCTCATGCCTTTATAAGCTTGAGAACCAAACATTGCGTTGATGTTAGATAAAGTTTCCATAGTTTTCTCATCAACCATGTCAAAGAACCTTACATCTTTTTTCGTTGCATAGTCCAAAGCCTTATTGAATTGACTAAAGAATAAACTAGCTGATTGACTAAAGTTTAATTTATCATCAGTAGTTTTAGGTTTTCTTGAAACCCTAGTTGGTACAGCGTATTTAACTTTATATGCTCGATCAACTACGCCAGTATTTACCTCGACTAATTCGGTTGAGGTGTTTTCTCTTTTTTTATTGTTAGCTTTCTGTCCTTCAAGTTTCTCGACAATAAAAGGCGTTGCTATTTTTGACATTACAAACACTTTAGAATTTTTAGTATCAACTTGAAATTCTTTAGGGTGGTCAACTAACATCAAGCCTAATTTGATAGCCCTAGTTACTACCATTTCAAAGGCGTGATTAATGCCATTTGATCGAACATAACCAACTAAATCGTATGAGTGTTCTCTCAACGCTTTAGTTTGGATAGCTTTTTCACTATCACTTGTTTTTGTGTTTTTTTCAGTAGCTTTTTTATATTCTAAAACTACGTTTTTGATAGCGTCAGCTATTTTAGGCAATAAAACGTTCATTAAATTAGACGTATTTTTTAAAGCTAAATTTAACGTATTTTTTAACGTTTCATTTGATTTTAAATCTAACATTAAATTAGTTTTTTTAATGTCAGCTTTTTTAGTTTCATTTGTCATATTTACCTTGTTATAGATTTACCATTATTTTTTATAAATAATTTTAAATAAATCATTAATGACATTATGCAAATTAAAGATGTTAAGTCAATCAATACAATGCTAAATATTAAAAATAATTTAATACAACCTATAGTAGAATTAACACCTGTTAATAATAAGAACAAAACTAGAACAGATGTTCCACGTGAAACATTAACTGTGATAATTTTGCAACACTTTGTCATATAATTACCATACTATAATATTAAGGCATAACTTTGTTTATAATGTGTCATAAATAAGGCACTATATTTATAGATATATATTTTATATATATAATATAGATATAATAATTATATATAATTTCTATACATATTATTTATGGGGTATGCAAAAACTACATATCTAAAAACTGCATAGCTTGGACTTGACCTATGCAAAATTTGCATATATACTGAAAGCATAATTAATTAATAACGAGGTTCAAAAAATGTTTATGTTTATTTTTATCATTTGTATTTCTTTGATAGTTTTTACAGGGCTATTTTTGATGAGGTCAAACCTAGATTTTATTGAAGATAAAAACAAAGCCTATTTAAGAACCATAAACAAAGTAAAACCAAAGACAAAGAAATAGAAAAATCTTATCTCCCTATAAGTTGCGAGGGGGCAAATTTTAAAATGCCCCCTTGTATATTCTCACTTGACATACAATTTGATATAGCATAATGTATTTTCAGAAAGGAAAAATGATTATGAAACAAGTAATGTATGTATCAATCATGTGGTTATTGCTCGGAAGTCTTATCGGGTTAATGGGTGTATGATTGATGAAAATGCCTAGCCCCTATCGGTGCAAATCGGTAGGGGCTTTTTTATTGCTTGACACAATGCCACACCTTTGATAGTATGTATTCATAACCAATAACAAAGGAGTCTTTATGACAACTGATATCGCAACAATGGAACGTATAGAAAAACAAAAACGTGACGCTATACATAGTGAAGTAGTAGTAAAGAACAAAGCAAACAACTTCCACTTAGAAAATACTAGAAAACTCAATCAAGCTAGGGACATATTCAAATCTAGTAGTGGGCTTGATAATATTACTGAGTTTAATATGTCTAAGTTTAAATCTATAATGAATGGTAATTAATTATGGCTAAAACATATAAACTTAGTGACTACTTAGAAGCTATAAGTAAAAAAAATAATAAAGAAGAAGATAAGTTTATTATGATTCAGAGTAGAATACATAAAAATTTATCTAAAGATATTATTGATTTACTTAATAGCCTAGAATCTGATGGCATACCTGCACCAAAAGACTTTGTATTTATGACATATTTTGCAATGTTTTGGAATAGAATGATGGCTATGTACACAGATGATGATGAAAAACAAGATGTAATTAATTTATTTAATAGTATTATGTCAGATAAAGGAGAAAATATAAAACATGAATCTCTAAATTAAAAACTTTTATCTCCCTCTAAGGTAAAATAAACCCCCTTTGTGCTTGACACATTGGGGGTTTTTTGTTATTATGTAGTATGTTTAAACATAAATCAACTATAAGGATATCCTATGGCAATAGATGATACACATTTACTTAAATGGCGTAGGTCTTTAAGAAAAAAGGTTATTAATATACTTGTTCAAATAGAAAATAAAGGTGAGCCTTGCCCAGAAATTGACAAGTTAATTAGAGACGCTATGCATTGCAATAATATGTGGAAAGAACAAGGCGAATGGATAAAGACTACTGAAACAGTACCTTTGCCAGAACCTCAAGACTTACATTTTCAAACAATAGATGAATAATGTTTGAGTTATTGATGTTTTTATTTGATGACTTTGATACTCGTATGGGTAAATTCTATATACTTAATAGAACTTTTAACTCATACGAGCATTGTCAAGAATACGTTGATAGCGTAAGAAAAGATAATCCAAATGGCAACAACCAAATTTATATACCAAACAATAAAGTTATTGGTTTGACTTTTTGTGCACCACTTGACACACACAAAAATATAAGATATACTGTCCATGTTATATCTGATAATCGGATATAATCATGGGTAGATTTGTTAAGATGTAAGAAATCAATCTAGCTGAAAAGACTTACTTATGAGAATTATAGGTTGCAACCTTTATAATGTAGTAATACCTGCTATAAACTACTAATCTTGCTAGACAAATCTACCCTTTTTTACTTGACACTCACAGAATAATTTGATATATTGAACTCATAGTCAGCGAGAGTTGGCTATCCTTTTTTGTTTTGATAGAGAATGGGTATAGTAAATACACGGATTGGTTAATAGTCAATCCAAAATCCCAGCTGGAAGATTCAATCAAGGGGGATTGCAATGCTCAATGCTTGGTCGACCTGAGGGCATCTAAAAGTATGCATGATGTACAGCCTCTTGCAATCCCGAAAATTAACCAAAGGAGAAACTATGCACATATATGCAGACGTAAAGATAGGCAAAGTTTCCGATCATCTATACACATTATTAACTCTAACTAAATCTAAAAAGTTTAGGGCAGGGTTTATGAAAAAAGATGGCTCGTATAGAGTTGGAACCTTTGATCTAAAAAATCGTGAGACATGGAAGCAACAAGATGGCACTATGTACAAGCGAAAAGGTAAAGCGAGAACTACTGATCCAGATGAGTACATTCTTGCACATGACCTAGTAAAAAAACAACCTAGAAACATATCTGTTAGTAGATTGAAATGGTTTAGTGTAGGCAAAAAAGTCTATAAAATCAATCATTTAGCAGAAGATTCTAATGTAAGAATATTTGAATTTGAAAAAGTAAAATTCAATTATGTTAAAGACTTACTAGGTGCTGATGAAAATAATATCAATCAA